GCCGGTCAGCATCGCCGCCATATTCTGTGCAATACCGTCAAAGGTCTGCGTGGCCACACTTTTAACCTGCGAAAAACTGTCCGTCGCACTTTCCGCCCACTCTCCCCAGCCGGACTTCATCCCGGCCATCCAGCTTCCACGAAGCTGCTCCTCCGCAGACCAGGTGTTCTTCAGTGCCGATGTGGCCTTCGCCAGCGCAGCCGGATTATCACCGTACACCTCACGAAGGCGCTGCTCTTCCGACTCCCGCTGCGCCTGACGGTCGGTGAGGCCGCGGGCTTTTGCGCTGATTGCCGCCTGCTTCGCGCTTTGCTGCTGTTCAAACCGCGCCGCCTGCTGTGCCAGCTCATTCAGCCGCTTCTGGTGTTCAATCTTGTCTCCCAGCTCAGCCAGCTGGCGTTTGTACTCCAGCGTCTCTTTCTCATGAGCCAGCAGGGATTTTTCCTGCTCAGATAACTGCCGTTTCGTGGCGGCCTCTTTCAGGACCACATACTGACTTTCCGCTTCCCATAAATCCCGGCGCTGCTGGCTGATTTTCTCATTCACACCGCTGTGTTTTTCCAGCGTCCTGAGCTCGGTTTCAAGCGCCAGCAGGGCTGCATGCGCCCGGTCTTCCTGGCGCTCACCGGCAGACACCTTCACACCTGACGGCTTTTTCAGCGTCGATTCATAATCCTTTTTTGCCGACGCCATCAGCGTGTTGTAATCCGCCTGCAGGATTTTTCCGTCTTTCAGGGCCTTATTCAGCTCTTTCTGACGGGCGGTATATTTATCCAGCGGCGTCTGCAGGCGCTCATACGCCTTCTGCGCCTCTCCGGTATACTTCAGCTGTGACGACTCACGCTCAGCCCTGTCCCTTGCCGCCAGTTCACCGGCTTTTTCCATATCCGACTGCAGCGTGGCCGCTACCAGACCCAGACGGGCATTTTCCCGGTCATCCCATGCCCCCTGAAGGTTCGCACGAAAAGAGGAGGTCTTTCCCCGGCGCTGGCTCCGGCTCTGGTACCACTGCCATTTTTTATCCGCCTCATCAAATGCCTTCTGCGCACTGGCGAGCATATCCGCTGAGGATTCCGGACGACCGATATCCAGAATGGCATCCCACATCGATTTGAATGCCTTCCCTGTTTTATCCGCCCAGGTCTCCAGTGTTCCCATGTTTTCTTTCAGGCGACGGGTCTGCTCATCAAAGCCTTTCGTGGCGATATCGTTCGCCGCCTGCAATGCCCCGGCCTCGTCTCCGGAACGCTGCAGCTGTGCAACATACGCAATCTGCTCTGCCGTCACGTTACGGAACTGGCGCGCCATCGCCATCAGTCCCGACGTCGGGTCAGTGGTCAGCTTCCCGAAGGCTTCAGCGACTTTATCCACCTCCACACCGGATGCAGACGCAAAACGCGCGACACTCTGGTTGATGGCATCAAACTGTTCACCACCACGCACACCGGCATTCACCAGGGCTGCCAGTGACTCTCTCGCCTGGTTAAACGTCAGCCCTGCTGCCTGCCCGGCTCTTGAGAGCGTCAGCATACGATCGGCAGTCAGTCCGGCCTGATTGCCGGAAAGGACCAGCGTTTTATTAAATTCTGAAAGCGTGGCGTCGCCCTGGTACCAGGCGTACGCCAGCGCACCTGTCGCCACCGCCAGCGAGGTGACCCCGACCATCGGCAGGGTGATCGCACCGGCAAGCCCCCTGAACATGGGGATCATCCCGCCGAAGGAGTCCTTCACCTGACCGCCCTGTTGCAGCAGGATCAACCAGGGATTCTGACCACCGGCAAGCTGCGTGGCGATATCCGTAAACTGTGCGGGCAGGGTTCGCATGGCCGCTTTATACTGCCCGACGGAAATCCCGGCTTTTTGTGCAGCCAGCGCCTGGCGGCTCAGGCCCTGTTCAACAGCACTGGCGGTTTTTCTGGCGTCGGTATCCAGACCTGAAAAATGACGCCTTACCCGGCTCATCTGCTCATCGAAACGGACAGCATCCAGACTCAGGTCAATAACAAGATCACCAACCGGCTGGGACATATCTCACACCTCCCGGAATCCCCGCTGAAGCCATCATTAATGCGGCATCATCCACCATGACATCCGCCACATCCGCAGACGATAAAATATCGCGCCCTCCGTCCCCACCGAACCGGACGCCTCCGGCAAGTCCTGCCGCTTTCTGCATCAGCATTTTGTCCTCATCCGGCCTCTCCACCTGCTCTTCCTCATGCCGGGGGACAAGCAGACTGAAATCAGAGGGATGCATATCCGGATCGCAAAAAAACAGGCTGAGTACAGCGTACGTCAGCCCGGAAAAATGCATATCCAGCTGGGTATCCTGAAAATAATGCGTGCGGTAAAAACGGTGCCAGTCGGCATATTCGGTGGATGTCATCCCGGCAAGCATGGCGCGCCAGTCGGGTCTCCCCATCTCACGCGCCAGTCTGAGGGCAAAGTTCAGCTCGCCGTCGAAGACTTTCCCGCAGAAAAATCATCATCAGTCAGCGTGTTATTTTTCGCCACTTCAGTAATATCAGTATCCGGACGAACAGCTTCGATCATCCCGGACAGGCACAACACCACGTCTTCCGCCCGGGCAATGGCATCGGCAGGCCAGGTGGTGAGCACTTCCTGCTCTATCTTCATCACGGCCTCATTCATTGACGGTGACTGCGTTTTCTGTGGATGGTTATGCCACAGGGACATCGCCACCAGAAACGCGCCGGTTCTGACGAGATCTTCCACGCTTACCTGCAGGTTGCCGCAGGATTCTGCCTGTTCTGCACGCCGTTTCAGGAGGGCAAGATGCTCGATACGCTGCAGCGCAGACAATTCGGAAAGCGTGACAGACACACCGTTATATTCAAATTGTTCTGTTTTCAGAAACATGTATTACCTCCGTTTACCCTGCAGCGCCCGCTTCAGTAACGGTGACTTCAGCCACTGCGGCGAACTGACCATTTCCGCTCACCACAGGGATCTGCACCTTACCTGTCGCCACGCCGTTTACCGTAATTGTCATATCTTTCACACTAATGGTGGCTTTCGACGGATCGGCGGAAACCGCTCTGAACGTCTTGTCGGTTGCACTTTCCGGCTCAAAAGAAACCGTCAGGGTGGTTGTTTTCCCTTTTGCCACCGTACCGGATGTCGGCGTCACCTTAATCGCACTGACCGGCGTAATTTTGCTGCGTTCTTCCGCTACAGAAGGTTTACCCACGTTAGTGACTTTCACCGTGCGGGTGATCACTTCTTTCGCCGTCACGGCCTTACCGATACTGCTGACCCAGCCACGAAACACATCCACCGTGCCATTCGGAAAACGGATTTTATAGGCCCGGACATCGCCGCTTTCAAACCAGCCTATAAGCCCTTTCTGGCCTTCCTCTCCCGGTTTCCAGGCCAGCGTAAAACTGGTATCACCTGCAGATTTCTGCCCCTGCCCGGTCGCGGTCCAGTCCGCGTCTTCATCATCCAGGTAGTTATCATCGTAGGATTCTGCCGTCATCTCGCCCGGCGTCAGATCCTTCACCTTAGCCAGTCGCTGCCAGTCATCGTCTGACAACGGGTTTGCATAAGCATCACCCTTGCCGTTGTAAACCCACAGAGTGGTACCGGCACCTTTTACCGGCTCAAGGGGATTTGGTGTTGCCATATCGTCCTCACATCTCGTATGTAATGGAATAAGTCAGATCTGCAGAACTCCATAACGCCATATCGTCATCACGACGATACTCATAGCCCTGCGTAACCATCGTGGTAATCAGTCCTGCCAGTGCCGGGATCGCGGTCATCGCCGGGTAAATCCGGCTTTCCATCCACTGATCAAGCTCTGAATCCGGTACCTGTGCCGGTAAAAACACCTCAATATGCAGCGTGGCCCGCCAGGTATCTGCATCCAGCTCTTCACCGGTATACTCTGCATCCGTCAGATAAACCGCGATCGCAGGAAAATCCTCTTCGTCAAAAACAACGGGGCGACCATCAAACAGCGTCGCCCCGTGTTCATGCTGCTCGAGTGCATCCAGCACTGCGGCACGAATGTCAGTGTGTTTCATCGTTTTATTGCAATCCTCAGTTGTTGTTTCAGCGCGTATGCCAGTTCTTTAGGCAGGCGTTCACGCCGGATACGGTCAACATTCTCATCAAATGCCTGTTTCAGTGGGGCCGCCATCGGGATTTTCACCACATCAATGGGGTAACGGTTTTTCCCGGCCACACGCTGCATGACATGCCAGCGACCATTTTTTAATCGCTGAATAAATGCCCGCTGATACCGATGCTGACCGGCTTTAAGTATGCTGTTCGGGCGACGCCCCAGCATCCTGATCCCCAGCTTAATCACAGGGAGATCACCGCGGTTAACGATAATTCTGGCATTCGGATTTCTGACCGTCGCCCGTTTCAGTCTGGACCGTTCCTTAACCAGTTTCCGGCGAACCTTTGTCTCCCGGGCAACCTGTGATGAAGACTGATTAATCGCCGTTGTGGCCACGCGGTTAATGGCCATTGCTGAAGCCGCCGGAATGGCGTTTTTACGAACCCGGCTCAGATTGTCAATCGCCTGATCAAGCCCTTTTATCGCCATAATTTCACCCTGCGTTTATCGTCGCCGGTTAACTGCGGGTGGTTGACCACGGTTGAGCCAGAGATAACAGCTGCCCCCGTCATCCGGAGAAACACGATCCACCCAGAATATCTCACCATTAATGGTCAGCGTGTCACCACGCCGCACGGCACGAACCGTATCCGTCCGCACAAATAATGACGGGCTGCTTCCTTCAATACGGACCCCGCCACCGGCAAACCCCAGCGACTCCGGATCGTCAAAAACCCCCTGAACTTCGCTGCCACACTGTGCCCCCGAGGTGAACTGCGCACAGAGCCCCATCACTTCAACGATCGTACTGTCTACCCCGGCGAGGGCAGCATCAAAGGCATTCTGAAAATCACGCATATTCAGCCGTTCCGTGCTGTATCATGGCCGTTGCCAGTGATGATGGCACCAGAACACGCATACCCCGTAACGCCAGCTCAACGGGACGACCTGTCTCCGGGCAATACCCCATTACTTGCAGGCACTTCCGTACCCGGACGGCTTTAACATCATCCGGAGCATCCGTGTTGTTCAACTGCTCACCATCGTCTGTGTGATTTTGATCAGCCCCGCTCTCATCAGAGTGCATAATGCCCTCCGGGGAAACAGCAAGCTCCTCTTCCCACTCAGACACACGTTGAGCAATATCCGCAGCACTCCCCGACATATCCGCCTCGCGCCCCAGCAGGCCAGCCAGTTGACGAAGACGATTCAGATTTTCTTCTTTTGTTGCCATCTCAGCCTCCTGTGAAAAAAGACACGGGGGCATTTCGCCCCCGCTCACGGATTATTTCACCTGTACCACCACAAACTCATCCGGATCCGGCAGCACCATCAGCGGAGCGGACTGCGTCATGGTGAATTCACAGGACGGATCGCCCACGGTCAGCCAGTGTTTCGGGTAACGGGAAGAAGCCACCACTCCTTCAGACAACGCCTGTGCATCCTTAATGGCACCATAGCAACGAATCCCCTCTGCCGCCGTATTCCCCAGCACCAGCATGCCCTCCGGCAGATAACGTTTTTCGGTACCGTCCTCTGCCACATAAGACGTTTTCGCCACCACAATGGCCAGATCGCCGTAATACCCCTTGAAGGACACCACTGCGCCCAGATCTTTCACTGCCGTTTCGAGTTGTGAATTTGAGCCGCGACGGGTATCCAGTTTTTCGCGGAACAGCTTAAAGCCATTCAGCAGACGCCAGACCGTACCGTCCATAATGGCGATATTCACAAGGCCGCTGGCCTGATCGCAGTAGAGGTCAATATCATGCGTCGGATCAAACGTATCACGGTCCTGCTCAGACCATTTTTTACCGTCAGCCTGCTCAATGTTATTTCCTTCAGAGCGCCCGAAATCCACCTCGACAGTATCAAACTGATCCCCTTCCATGGTGTATTTGCCATACAGCACGGCATTCACCGCCTGCATTTCTTCCACCTGGACAATGGCGTGCTCTTCCTGTTTGAGGTTATCGGTAATGATACGCAGACGACGGTAGGCCGGGTCGTTCAGCTGAGCCGGATCTTCACCAGGAAGGCGCTCAACCGCCTGCTGGTAATTAAATTCGTGTTTCGGCTTGACGTAGCCCGGACGCAACACGCGGGTTTCACCACCACGATGGCGCAGCACTTTTCCTTCAACGATCGGGGAGACATAGGCCGCCACCGGCGTTTTTCCGGTAATTTTGTCCAGCATCACCTCTTCGGTGTGGAAATTCACCGTACGGCGGAAAAACAGCTCCAGAAACAGCGCACGGAATTTAACTTTTTGTTCGGTATAACCGAGTAACTGGCGGGTCGTAAACAATCCCATAAATCAGTTCCTTTCATTCAGAAATCAGTCAGGCCACCATGGTGGCCTGATAACGTGTTACGGCAGAGCCGCGTGACTCAGGGCTGTGCCGGCAAAGGCATTTGCCTTTTTGTGTTCATCCACACTGTCAGGCCAGCGGATTGCCTCCGTCGCAAAGGTCCCCGACTTGTAATAGGTCAGCACCGTCTCTGTGCCTTCAAGCGGCAGTACCAGTATGCCAACCGCACTACCGGCTTTCTGTCCATCCCAGACCACCAGTTTCCCGGTGGCTTCATCCAGCATCAGGGGCGTCAGAGCCGGTGTTGCAGAAGAAATCCCGCTGCTGCCTGTGGCGGTATGAGCCGGATCATTACCAGCAAAAATACGTACTTCCGCACGCTGTTCAGTGATGGTTTTCGTCACCATTTTGTTAAAACCTCATATTGATGGTCAGCACTGACTTCATGGCATGGCCATGAGCATTTTCACGTCCGCATCACCGTCTGCTGACGTCTGTGACACGCCACCCCGCACCGCTGCCGGTGAATGATTCGCCATGAAATGTTCAAACAGGGCGGTTGTGGATGCAGAGACCGGTTCGGCCTTACCTGATCCCGCAGCCAGCACAGCCCGGGCGTTCTCCACGGTCATTCCCGGGCAGGCCGCCAGTTTTTCAGCCTGCGCTTCTGCCCCTTTTGCCTCATCCAGGGCCATGATCTGATCACGAAGTGAGGGCCCGGCATTCGCCTGCGGTGAGGCAGCCAAGATCGGGCGGGCTTTTTCCACCGTCATCTCCGGCATCGCCGCCAGCGTTGCCGCCAGTTGTTCACGACCTTTCGCTTCTTCACACGCCATAATGCGATCGGCTTCACTCTGCGCGGATGCCACCGGCTGCTGTGGTGCCGCCGCGGCCAGAATCGCCCGGGCCTGTTCAATGCTCATGCCCTGTTGTCCTGCCAGCATCGTGGCAAGCTGTTCACGTCCTTTCGCTTCCTGACACGTCAGGATCCCCATCACTCGCTGGTTCTCCTGCGCGGCAGCTTCCGTTGCAGTTAATTGCGGCATAGTGCCTCCTGTATCATGAGTGTTCAGCGCCGCAGCCATCACGCTGATGGCATCCGACGCATTGATTAATTCATCCGCCAGTCCGGCCTTAATAGCGGACTGACCTTCAAAAACGGCAGCCTCTGTCCCCGTGACAGCTTCCACAGACAGCCCCGTATACATCGCCACTTTTTCGGCAAACATCCGGTGCGCCGCATCAACCCGCTGCTGCATGTCCTGACGCACCTCTGCCGGTAAGGCTTCAAACTGATTGCCATCCACCTTGTGCGCCCCGGCATAAATCAGCGTGATATCCACCCCGGCCTGCGCCAGATGACCGGCATAGCTGACATGGCTCATCATCACGCCAATGGAGCCGATACGGGATGTCTGGGTAACCAGCCGTCGGGAGCAGGCCGACGCCAGCAGCATGGCTGCAGAACAGGCCGTGTCATTGCACAGTGCCCAGACCGGCTTCTGCTGACGGAGGCGGTAAATCATGTCAGCGCAGTCAAACGCGCCGGCGGCCTGCCCGCCCGGACTGTCAATGTCCAGCAGTACGCCCCGCACCTGGCTATCTGCCATTGCCTGCTGAAGACAGGCGACAATGCCGTCATAGCCTGTCATTCCGGAAAATGGCCGCATACCGCCCAGCCGGTGCACCAGCGTGCCGGTCACCGGCAGTACAGCAATACCGTTCACCACCCGGTAAACACGGGCCGGTCGTTTACCTCCGGCCATGTACTCGTCCGTTTCAGCCAGCATTCCGGGAGCATCAAGCTGTACCTGTTGTTGTGGTACCGAAAGACTTGCTGCCCCCATCTCGCGCCCGAGCGCGCAAAAGAAAACCCGCGCATAGGCGGGCTCCAGAAGCAGCGGTTCATTGAATGCTGCGGCAATAATGTGTGAAAGATTACGTCTCACGTGGTGTTGTCTCCTCTTCCGGCCTGCGACTCTCCGCTATCTGCTGCTGATACGCCTGCGCTATCCACACCGGGCGTGAGAGTCCGGCTTTTTCCCGCTCTGCAGATTCCCTGACCTGCTGGCGGAAAATGTCCTGATAATCCTCGCCCATCAGCGCCAGCTCTTTCTCATACGTGCTCAGTCCGGCCTCAATGCGCATCACTGATTCCTGGACTTCCTTGAGCCCGTCAATGGCCATTCTTCCGGCACCAATCCACTCTGCCCGTGACCAGGCTGATCGCGCCTGATAAAAATCAAAACGTGCCCGTGGCGGACGAATAATCCCCCGAAGAAGTGCCTCTTCCAGCCAGCAGGAAAACATCTGCGTGGCCAGTCGGGCCGCAATAAATTTTCGCCGCCCCATAAAATAGCGCCACGACTCATTGGCGGAGGCGCGGGCACTTGAGTAACTGACCTTCGAGTAATCACGGGACAACTGTTCGTAGGAAACGCCAAGACCGGCGGCGATATACCGCAGCAGCGCCTGTTCAAGCGCCGAAAATCCATTGTCTGAATCCTGCGCTGTCTGCAGTTTCAGATCATCACCAGGGAAAAGGTGCGGAATTTTGACACCGCCCAGCGTCACGTGATTCGTGTCATACCAGCTGGAGAACTTCTCCAGAATATTAATAAGCGGATTATCCTTCTGCTCCTGTGGCGCGCCGGCGATATATTCAAAGGCCTTTTCGGTATCAAGTTCACTTTCAATCGTCGCTGCATACATCGCCTTCACTATGGCCGACTGAAGCTGTGTTGCCTGCAGGGAATCGAGCATCTTCAGCCGTTCCATGACGCTGTAAAACTGATTAGCCCCACGGGTCTGCCCGTCCTCCACCGGCTCGAAAATATGCAGCATAGCCGGACGCCCGGTGGGAAGTTCACGCGGGATCCGTTCCCATCGTCCACTACCAGAGAACGGAAAATCATCCTCACAAATATGGTACGCGACGGCACGGCCATATCGATCGACCTCCACACCGGCCCGCAGAAAACGGTTCCCCATACCGTGTCCAGGCGTGTCCACCCGTTTCGGACTCACGGCTTTAAAACGCGTACGGAATAACTGCGTGGTTTCCGTATCCCAGACCGGCTGCACAAAGATTTCGCCGTTAAACGCATGAACGCCCACACCTTCACGGATAAATTCCGTGAACGTGCGTTTTCCTTCCACGTCGATCTCGCCAAACATCCCTTCGGCGTATTCCGACCAGGCCGCCTCCACCTCATCGACAAAGCTTTTTGCTGCGGTCTCCCGCATCCCCAGCCAGCGCCAGTTCGGACGGTAGCTGATCAGAAACATATGCCCGACAATGTGATCCTTATGCAGAGCCACCGCATTAGCCGCTATTCCGTTATTGCGCACCAGATCATCTGCCCGGGCATTCCCCAGACGCAACGCGGGCAGCAGGGCCGCATCGGCACTCTGCGCCGGTGGCAACCACTCAGCCATTTGCCCGCCAAATCCTGCACCGCCCCCGTTGTAGCTGAGACTCTCACGAAGCGGAACGCCGTTCACATCAATCAGGACAGGCGTTCGTTTCATAACCTCACTCCCAGCGGACGACGGCGACGCCGGGTTGTCCCCAGTACCGACTCCGCATCATTGATCGCCCGGTTAAGCTCATCCAGAGAAGCCGCCGTATATTCAATTCTGCGACCATCTTTCTGGACAGACACCACCCGTTTACCGGTTAATAAATCAAGGCGCGCCTGACGCAGCGCCTGCAGTTCAGCGACTGTAACCATTCACTCCTCCGGACAGCTTCGCTGCCAGTTCTTTAAGGGTTGGCCGGGTCGTCTCTTCTTCCCGGGATTTTGCCAGTACAGCCAGATCAAGCTGCCAGCGTTGCACGGACACACGTAATGCCGCGTAGGCATACACCAGGCAGTCCAGCGCTTCGTTACGCCGCTTTTTGTTATCCCACAGCAGACGCATCTTTCCTTTTTCCCACTTCTCCACAAGCTCTTCCGCGACCAGTTGCTGCGCCTCTGTCTGCGAAAAAATCTCCGGATCATCAGGAAAACGGATGGCATACGACGTGGCTTCATCCGCAGGCGTGGGATCGGCTTTCATACGGGCATAGAGAATTTCTTTTGCGGTGTCCGTCCCCACTTCACACAGATACACGCCCCGCTGATTGCGGGTTTTTGGCATGGTGATCACCGGCTTGCCATAGACAGATGCGCCTTTTACCGGCAGCACCCGGAAAACACCGTGTTTTTTTGACCTCTGATAAACGATTTCGCCATCGATCCCCCCGATGTCCCAGCAGACACGGGAAATAGTCATTTCGGTTCCGTCTGCATGGCGGTATTTTTTGTTGATCGCCGCATCCACACGTAACAGCGTCTCTTCCTCATCGGGACGCCCCATAATGATGATTTTATCCACCAGAAAGGCTTCCTCTCCCGGAGCCCATCCCCAGACATACATCTCAAAACGGTTTCGCTGCGAGTCAATGCCCGCCGTCAGATAAACCACCCGGGCAGGCACCGCCGCCGTGTAACGCACAACCTTATCCATCAGTACCTGGTGATCGAGTTTTTCGCCCACAGCCTCTTCCCAGGTCTCGCCCAGCGTGGTGTTCACAAAGGTTTTCAGGCCGTTGGGATCTTTCAGTGCATCCAGCCAGTCATAGACAATCTGTACCCAGGTGGTGAACGGACTGTACGCCGTCCAGATATGGAAAGTGATGGAGCGCGGCGGCGGAATTTCATTACCCGCAGCGCTGAAAAACGTCAGACCGTCACGGGTCCACATGCCCGTGTTTTCACAGATCCACCGCCCGTTACTCTGGTCCAGTTCAGACTGATGGATCACGCAGCCATGATGCTCACAGAGGTAGAAAACGCTTTCGGGGCTGTCCTTCTCCCATTTAAGCCCAAAAGGCGTGGACTCATCGCCAAATTTCAGATACTGCTCCTCCCCACAGTGCGGACAGGGCACATAAAAACGCATGAAGTGTGCCGACTCGTTAGCGGCTTTTTCGATCTGGCAGGAGCCTTTGATTTTAGGCGTCGAGCCGCGAATGGATTTGGGCCATACAGAGCCCTCAATACGTTTATCCCCCAGCAGGGTTGGCGAACCCTCTTTTTCAACATCCGGTTCGAACGAGGAAAGCTCGTCATAACAGACCACATCCACGGATTTTTCACGGTAGTTTTTTGCTGCCGCTCCCCCCAGACACCAGAAACCCACACCGGAGGAAAAACGCTTCAGGGTGAGCGTATTATCGCGGTGTTTTCTTCCGAACCATGGAGCCAGCTCCAGCAACGCAGGAACCTCCCTTATCGTTGGCTCAACATGAGATTTCATAAAATCTTCAGCAGCTGAGTCCGTGGGCTGAAAAAGAAGGCTGTTGCGTGATTTATGCTCAATAAAATAAGCCTCCACTCCCAGCAACATCTTTGTATAACCAACACGGGCAGATTTAATCAGGTTAACAGTGCGAATCAAATCGTTGCCCATACAGTTCATGATGCCAACCTGAAACGGCAGTGTTTCCCACCGCCCCGGGGTATAAGACGACTCTTTAGGAAGGTAATAATGTTTATTGGCCCACTGAACTGTCGTCAGTGGAACAGGAATAATGAGAGATAAAAGCCCTGTTGCTATCGCACCGGCTGCATTAGCTGCCTTCTGCGCGTCTGAAATCATCGATCCACCCGCCCACGTTTTCACCGGCCTTAGCTGAAACATTGGAGGCTTTCGCGATTTCAGTTTTCACCACATCAAGGTGTGATGGTGAAATGTCCGGATATTTACGCTGTAATGTCAACGGCACACGCACAAGTATCCCCGAAATCTCCTGTGCCACACGTTGCAGAATGAAGGTAAACAGTTCAGTTTCCAGCACTACTCCGTCTTCACGGGCATTTTTCAGTTCCTGCGCATCTGCCTGCGCTTTTGTGAGCCGGTAGCGTTCATAGTCAATGGTGCCGGGTTGTAAATCTGACTCCGCTGCCGCACGCAAATCGTCCAGTTCTTTGCGGAGCTTTTCGTTTTCGATATCAGTTTCCCTCTGCGCATACCACTGAATTACCATGGCAGTATCAAATACAGATTCAATGCCCTTACTACCTTTGGAGGCGCAAGGGAGTCCCTGAGACTGCCAGCGTTCAATCGTCCGCGGGTCCACGTTGAAAATTTCGGCAAGCCTCTTTTTATTAACCTTCATGAAAACAACCCATTATCAAATACAAGGCCCGACATGAAAACGCCAGAAAAAGGCATTTTCGGACACTTTCATGTCGGACCTTTACGGATGCAATATTAAAAAAAACAAAAAGTTATATTCGAGAAGTACCGACACGATTTTCCCTGAAAAATTTTCATAAATAGTGAAAAACCGCGAGGTCGCCGCCCCGTAACGGCCCGGATCGCCGGAAAGGACCCGCAAAAATGATAATGGTTATCATTTTCAATGTAGTCCGATTTCTTCCACCATCGCACCGGACAGGCGACTATGAGGGGACAACGCCGCGCTCCGTTAACGCGGTAAACCCCGGTGTGTATCGTTTTTGATTATCCCCGCACACTCGCGCAGAGGAGTCTCCCGGTCGGGCTGCGGTCTCTGTTAATGCGGGGATACGGCGACAATACCGCGCATCAGCAAAACTTATTTCAGGCACTGAGTGCGGATATATTCCTGCGCCACTTCCAGCTGCTTCTGCATCAGCATCAACCGCTCTCTGAGAGTGAAATAATCCCGTTCAGCGGTGTCTGCCAGTCGGGGGCCGGTTGCATTATCCACGCCGGAGGTGGTGGGGGCTTCACGCACGGTACCGGGGCAGGTGGCGTTGATCCGCAGGCGCTTACGACCAGCGGCAACATCAGCACGCAGAGTTTCATTTTCAGCTCTCGCATCGGCTAATTCCCTCGAGTATCTGGCATCAAGTGCAGCAACATCACGCTGGCGCTGCTGCATATCAGTAATGGTTGCATTTGCCTGCTCCAGCTCACTGACTTTTTTATCGCGCTGCTCTTTGTAGGTTATGGCGTTATCACGGTAATGATTCAGCCCCAGACTAAGCGCACCACAGGCCACCAGCAGGGCAATGATGACCACGCACAGTACGCGGTTCATTTCACCACCAGCGTATCTGACCGATGAAATAACCGGAGGCCATAATCACAAACACCAGCCAGATAAGAATGAACTTCCAGGTGGATAATTTTTCAGCCATCACTCGAATCTCCCGAATCAGTTTGCTAAAATCAAACACACTTTCTCCTTTGACTTTTCCAGAGTCAGGAAACACAAAACCCCGCTTGCAGCCAACAAACGGGGTTTTTACTTTTATTCACTTAGTTTTTGTCAGTTCGCAGGATTTCGTGTTATCCGTCCGTGTAAGCAAACCGCATTTTTCAGCAAAATATTCTGCTTATCTGTCGATACCCCAGCACGCCAGCGCGCTCTCCTGGTCACGACGGGATACCTGACCGTAGCAGTTGTTTGAACGAATACGGCAGTCTCTGCCACCGTCCTTAATCCACCAGCGAATCGCCTCACACGCTCCCCTGCGATCACCTGCATTAATTCGTTTATAAAACGTCGACGGGAAACACTTACCGGGACCAATGTTGTACGGACAGAATGACGCGATCCCCGCTTTCTGGGGTTCGGTCAGTGGCACTCTGATGTTTTTCTCCACCCACGCCAGCGCTTTATCACGCTCAATGGCGTTAACCTGGTCGCATTTTTCCTTCGACAACTTCATGCCCGGAACGACAGGTTTGCCATCCACCATGATGGCACCACGGCAGATGGTCCAGATACCTGCACCATCACGGTATGCCGTGGTGTGATTGCCTTCCTTTTCATCCAGAAACTGGTCGAGAATGTCAGGCGCAGGCGCACCAGCGGCAATCAGCGCCAGAACGGCAGCCGACAGGCCGTATCTGATTTTTGCGTTCATGGATATTTATCAGGATTTATCGGTTTCTGAGCCCTGGATATGTTTATCAGTTCCAGCCTGTTGCCTCAGGCTGCTAACAGGTCAATACAATCATGAGGATTATTTATGGACAATAACACCATTTCTCTACAGGAGTTGCTCGACAGCATTTCCAGGCTTCGGGAAGACGTGAATACCCTTACCGTCGCCTTCTCATATCTGGCATTCTCAATTCCAAGGGAACAGATGCAATCAACGCTGGCATCAATCCAGTTTGAATCATGCAATCCCAAATGGTCTCAGGAACAACAAGACTCTTTCAGGCGGCTTGCTGTATTACTGGATGAAAAATATGCTGGTAAAATTACCATTTCGGCGGACTCTTCAGAGAACCAGTAATTATTCCCGGTAGTTTTCCTCTGTAGGTTATCAACACATCCTGCGCCTCTAAAATTACGGGGCGCTTTTCCGGCGACTGCTCATCCCCTTCACATAACCCGGCAGCAACATCCAGGAAGACCTGTCTGATGCTCCTTCTGGCTGCTGCCTCATAAAACTCCAGCGCGGCACCTTCAACACGGTCCAGCGAGATGTCCAGGTCAAAAATTTCACCGTCAAAGCGTTTTTTGTCCCGTAACGCTAAAGTTACCGTAACTTTATTCTCAAAATTGCGGATCCCTTTCACAATCAGTTCATAGTTTTGAGTCATTGAATTACTCTCCCCGTGCAGCCTTACGACGGTCCTCTCTGATTTTGAAATACAGGTTAGTCAGATATGTCAGCAGCCCAAACAGCAGACTCCCCAGCACGCCTATTGCCGCCCACTGAGACGGGGAAACCCTGTCCAGCAACTGCAGGAACCAGTAGCCCGTTCCCACCGCTGACGTGGTGTATGACACACCTGTTGTGATTTTTTCCATCTGGTACATACCCCGTCTCCCGTTATCCGGAAGCTGACAACAATAAAAAAAGCCACCAGTTAAGTACTGATGGCTCTGATAACTCATGCAGGCATCTCAGACGACCCACTGACACTACCGGTGAGTTTAACGATACCTTCCATTTGACTGGCTCACTTTTTATGATGATGCCGGTGCATTTATCTCCAGCACCAGACTTTCTATCTCAACGCCATACGTTGCATTTTTGGTAATATCCGTCAGCGTCAGTGCATTTAGTCCCACTGCCAGACTGTCTTTTATGGCCTGGAATGCCGGCCCAGCCACTCCATTCAGTTTCGGAGTAACCGTGGCACTGCCGGCGGTGAACACCAGCTCCAGCGTCTGCCAGTCGTTACTGTAATTCCCGAACTCGCCCAACTTTGTGTTTCCTGCTTTCTTGTGATGCATCAGATTCAGTTTGCCGTCTGTGGTCTGGGTGAAGAACGACATCAGGAACGGGTTACCAGTCCCGGTCATCGCCACGACGTCAGGTAACGCTACATCGGTATACAGATAAATTCCCAGACCGAACTGATTGTTGGTCAGTGCGCCTGACAGTCGAAACTTACAGCTCAGTCTGCCACCCCGTGTCAGCAGGGAGACTGCGTCATCCACCGGGCGCGTCAGGGACCAGGCTTTATTGCTCTGCTTGGCGATCTTAAATACACCACCCGACAACTGAATTCCGCCGTCCTTAATGGTCCAGCCCTGCGCAGCAGCCTCTCCGGCTGTCGGCAGCAGGGAGATTGTGCGAACGGACGTATCTGCAGACGGACCCGATGGCGTGTCGCCGCCGGGCGAGGGTTTGATTTCCGGTGCCTTACCACTGATGAAGGCTGAGGTGCGCCCGGCTACGTTCAGAATAGCAGTTGCCATACGATCGGGAATAATGCCACGACGCGCCCATGAGCTGAAATGCGTCGGGCGATTTGATGATACCCAGTTTTTGTTCGTTCGGGATGCCGAACCGTAATAACCAGACCCGGCAATATCAGGATCTTCTGACGGGTTGTTTGTCGGTGTATTAACTCCGCTACCATCGGTCATAAAGGGAACAAAATAAATCTGCTGGGATTCTTTACCTTTATATGCACCATATACCACTTCATATTGCGTACCGTGTTCTTGTTTCCACGCGTATGTCGTGTCGCCACAAATCCAGGGGACTGATGCCGGACTTCCACCGTGACACTGCGCTGCCAGCCCGGCAAGGTCAGCACGGAACTGCTGTACCATTGCAAGAAATGCTGCTGGCTGCTGGGCGTAACTGGCATTCGTCATATCGAATTCCCCCTGCATCCAGCATATCGCCAGCAAAACGTTTTTCGGGTTTTTCTGCAATGCTGCCTTCGTGCGGAAAAGCAGATCCTGATATAACGGCTTACCCACTCCCCAGCGAGCCGAATCCTGACTGGCCCCCGTGGACTCGCTGAATGTCCCCTCCGTGCCCTGGGTGAATGCCGAACCACCACGACAGCATGGTACCAGCAGGATCCCCGCATTATTAGGGATATACGGAAGCAGTTTTTTGGCAATATGTAAGCCCTGGCCGACACAGCCGTACTGCCCTTTGCTCAGGTCAGCCCGGGGATGGTTAATCGTACTCATATCCTGAACATCATGCAGACAATGGTCAGCAGGAATGATGTCGTTAAATACGCATACTTCACCACCGGGAGTCACTGTGTTACGACGGGCCAGTTGCTTAATGCGCGGATGGGGCGCATCGTATGAATCCGGAAGCGGAAGCCCTTCACCGTAAGCCATGGCATTGGACTGCCCGGCCAGTACGATGACGTAGTACCACTCCGGCTCAGTTGCACCACTGACGACCACATCACCTTCTGCTGCAATCGCCTGCATCAGGGTATAAGGGGTTATGGCCACCGGACTACCAAACGGCTGCCAGCCCTCTTTCAGTTTATGTGTCAGCTTTTCCGCAAGATCTGACGGCGACGCCGCCCTGACAACATCATAGTGTTTAAATGCCATGGTTCTTTTCACCATCTGAAAAATGATTCTTTAAAATACCTGACATGTAATACAGAAAAAACACAAAACCATACCTTAATTAAAAACCTCATCATCAAGCAGATATGCATGGATAAACTACAAGACGAGATATAAACCACCCTGCATTTAAATAAACAATAAACAACATCAGAAAAATAATTCTGCTCTATGGTTTACAATCAAAAATATCATTTATACTTTTCAGAACATCACCAGCAAGGCATAAACAAGGAAACTAAATGAAGTGGATTGTGATTGATACAGTTATCCAGCCATCATGCGGAATATCTTTTTCAGTCATATGGAGTAAAATAAAATTAATAATCTGGTATCAATCGGATGCTTTCTTACCTCCTGAAAGTATATTTACACTGACTCACACAGGCATCATGCTCAATAACAAAGTGCTGCCTGTAACCATTTACAACGTAGTACCATTCAATAAAACATTCTGGAATTTAATCAAAAACAGCCAGGAATGCCCTACAAATACAGATAACGTATTGAATGAATGCTTTAATAACCGTTGCACTCTGCAAATATGTCCTTATGGGCTAAAACAACAAAGTCCATAAGGAGTTTACTCACATCTGACAAAATCAATATAAACAGCCCCTCCGGAGAGGGGCTGGAGAGTGGCGCTATGTGCCATTGCATGGTGCCGGGTGCCTCCCGGTGAATTCAGTACCAGCACCTGAATCCGCGATTATCCCATATACCTACTCGCTGATTGCCCCTCCGCACAGGGGGATTCACCATGCCAGTTTCTTTTAACAAACTCCCCGCAAACCAGACAACAGTCAACCGCCTGAATTGTGAAGTATTTAAAAATTTCTCCCGCTAACTGATACCCGGCTAACAGTCTGGCGTTTTCTTTTTCAGCAACGGGAAAGCAGCAACCACCACACCCGCCACCAGCACACCGTCAGCCAGCACTGACATTATCCGGCTGCTGCAATGCCATTCACAAAAACAGTAAGCAATCACTTTTTACCGTAACCGGTGATAATCCAGATATGTATCTACCCCAGATGAGTAATCCGAAGTTCATCCATACCACAGGTCCTGGCTATTCTGTTGTACTCCTGAACAAGAGCAAATAATTCTGAATTAGCAACCATGAACTCATCGCAAACCCTCTGTATAGCATCACTATTCAGAATAATAACGTCTCTTCCCGAAAGACGATCAGGAGTACAGAACAAAACTGTCAAACGGCTGAAGGCCTTTGCTCGTTCTGCATTGACTATATCAATACGCTGCCTAAGGATGAAACACCCCGACGCCTCATCAATATTCACTCTACCCACACCATATGAATGATAAATATTTAATGCTGAAAAAACCATTAGACCGTATAACAAACACTCAATCAACACTTAACAGAACTTTTATTTTTGACAAACATATAATATTTTCAACAATATCCTGAGCCAGGTATATTTCAGTATAAGGCTCTGCCGAAAGGAATCTGGAAGAATGAATATGGCGCGCTGTACTGGATTCGAACCAGTGACCGATTGCTTAGAAGGCAATTGCTCTGTCCGGCTGAGCTAACAACGCTGAATACCGATAATGGACCGCCATCGGGGACCCGCCCCCGCACCAACAACCCTGTTATCGTGTCGTCTGCTCTTCCTGATAAGCTAATGGCGGTTTGTGATGGTGGCCCTTGCTGGATTTGAACCAGCGACCTGGCGATTATGAGTCGCTCGCTCTCACCACTGAGCTAAAGGGCCGGAAGCAGAATAATAATGGTGCGTAATTAATTCTGCAATCTCATCCGTTTCAAACGATTAAATCCTGAACTTCCCTGACTGTCTGCTCAAAACGTCCGGTCTCCAGTTCAACGCCAATCGCACGACGCCCGAGCGCCAGTGCAGCTTTTACCGTTGAACCTGAGCCCATAAAAAAATCTGCAACCAGGTCACCCGGACGACTGCTTGCGCTGATTATCTGCTGCAGCATTTCTGCCGGTTTTTCGCACGGATGTTTCCCGGGATAGAACTGCACCGGTTTATGTGTCCACACATCCGTGTACGGCACCTGCGCCGTCACACCAAAATACCGCCGCAGATGCTTATATTCACTCTGCAGCTCCACATACTGCCGGTTCAGTGACGTATACGTATCCACCAGCTGGTGGTGGGGCTTTTCCAGTTCACCGCGCTGATGTTTCTCTTCTGCCACCCGGGCAAACAGCGACTGTAATTTCAGATAATCGCTTTCGTTCGGTAGCTGCCACTGACTGGCACTGAACCAGTGCGACACCATGTTTTTCTTTCCTGTGGCATCTGCAATCTGTTTTGCCGTTATCCCCAGGGCCGCGCGCGCATCACGAAAGTAAGAAATCAGCGGGGCCATCACATGCTGTTTCAGTGCACTGCCCTTCGCCGCATACCCGGCATCTTTCGGACGATACGGCCCCTGATAATGTTCCGCGAACAGAATGCGCTCTGTGGCGGGGAAATACGCCCGCAGGCTTTCCTTGTTGCATCCGTTCCAGCGTCCGGACGGCTTCGCCCAGATAATATGGTTCAGCACACTGAAGCGTTCACGCATCATGATTTCGATATCAGATGCCAGGCGATGACCACAGAACAGGTAAAGACTTCCGACAGGTTTCAGCACCCGCCAGAACTGCGCCAGACACTGGTCCAGCCACTTCAGGTAATCATCGTCGCCCTTCCACTGGTTATCCCAGCCCTCAGGCTTCACTTTAAAGTACGGCGGGTCCGTGACTATCAGGTCAACAGAATTTTCGGGTAACGACCGGATAAATTCCAGGCAGTCGGCGTTGATTAACTCACAACTGGATATTTTTACAGTATCAAGCATGGATCATTAAGCCTGTCTCTGATAGGCTCATTCTGCTTTTGCGCAAAGCAGTGGGCCTGAGGTTTGCTTGTGAACCCAACGCATGAGCAGATGGCTGGTGGGTGCCCCTAACACCCACCAGCCGCCCATTTACCACAAATAAAAAAGCCTTCACTGCGGAAGGCGTCTGTAACAACCGAACTGATAGTCTGCCAGACCCGCCATAACCAGCTGGGTCAGTATTAACTGGCAGCGTTCGCGTGAAAGGTAAGTATTCTGCGCTATCTCCCCGACTGTCGCCGGTTCGGTAACGCTTAATTCATTAAACACCACTCTGGCGGTTTCTGTCATATCCTGCTGTTTTAGCATGTCTTTTTCCCTTTTCCGGTTAACGTGACACACCAATAACTCTTGTCGAAAAAGCCAGCAAGCTGAAAGACAGGTATTCACCGCCACCAGCGCGTTTACTGTACTGACGCGATTTCAGTCATAAAAAACCCGCCAGGCGGCGGGGTGTAAAAAATCTTCTAACGTCAGGCATAAAACGCCCATCGTTAGAGCAAATTTACCACAGATTCGGGAAAAATCAACAACACTATCGCGTTACCCTCTTTAACTGCCGCTCCGCCCATGCCTCTTCAATGTCAAACCGAACCACCAACGTATCGTAAAAGCGTTTCACTGATTTTTTCCACGTATCAAGCGTGATAGCACTCGTCACTTTGCATATGGCATTAAATGCCTCCGTTGATGGCAGCCTTTCACAGCCACGACCACCACAACGCTGGCAATCTCTGATAACAGGCATACCACGTTTTACCGACTCTTCACGATGAATGGCGACACCACGCCCACGGCAATCCTTACAGGCGGTGGAAACCTCACCCTTTCCGCCACACTCCGGACAGGCAACTTTTACCACCTCCCTGACTTTTTTCCATTCTTCCCAGTAAGACGGATACACGCCTTTTGTGCACTTTGCCCACACTGGCGGCTTGCCATCCGGATACTGAACCTTGTTTGTAAAAACTTCGCCTTCAATAAATTTTTCCCCTCGGCAACAGGGGCACTGCTTTTTACTCGCTGCGCTGCGGGCATAATCCTCAAAAGCGTACGAAGCCATAATGCGCATCACTACCGGTTTTATTTCTGCCGGAAGTTTTCTCAACGCCGCCACACGATCGCACCGACTGAGTGCATAATCTGCCAGTAATTCTGTTGCCCGCGCCCTGTCATTCATACTGATGCCCATTTTCCCCAGGAACGCAGAAAACCCCATCTCAGCCCGATTCTGTGTCATGCCCTGCGCGGCCATCACATCAGTGATACTCAGCGCATCTTTCGACGTTGAGGCCGATGCATCAGTCAGGCCGGGGGATTTTGGGGAGTAGTATTTCGGTAAATCTTCCAGTTTCATTTTTTGACCTGCTCTTCATGCATTATGGGGTAAATCTTCACCCCCAGACGTCCACCAGATACTGGCTGACCACGAACGATATTGATTTCATCAAACTGCTCATCGTCCATTAGCAACCCCGCATGCGTCAGCGCATCCAGCGGCGCTTTCAGAATATTGTCCAGGTCACGGCGGCGCTTATCCGGTGGTTCTGCAATAATTTTTATTGCCAACCTTCCGGACAGGCTTAATTTCAGCCGCTGCTGGCGAACAATAAGCGCCACTGCCCGGCGATAACGCTCCCCGGCTTTTGATACAAAATATGTGCTGCCACGACGACGCCAGTAAGTGTTCACCGTTGGCGGGTAAGGCAAAACAAATTCTATGCGTTCAGTCATTTATGCTTTCCACTTCAGAACACCCGAATTTCTCGCGTGCATTAAAAAACGAATCAGCAACAACAGCTGGCTGCCGTGTTTTTCTTCAAAATCTTTTACCCCGGCGTGTAGTTCGCTATGGCATTTACGGCACAGCGGAATAACAAACAAATCATCAGCCTTTGTTCCCATCCCTCCCAGTCCATGACCAATGATGTGATGCGGATCATCTGCCTGATTGCCACACGTCATGCATTTCTGCGTTTTTACCCAGCGCGTGTATACAGGCATCTCTTCCCGTTGTGATTTCTGGCGCTGGAGATACTGAGCCGGTGACTCGGGATCAACGGCAATGCTGACCACCGTCTTTTCCTGTGGTGGGTTCTGTTGCTGGTGGGCGTGAGGCAGCGGCGCAAGATTTTTTGTGCGCTGTTTCAGTATGCTGGTGGCGGTCTGCTCTCCCGGTATGATGTCGCTTTCACTGTACACAGAGCGAATTTTTTCCGCACGCAACCCCAGCGAACGACGTAATACCGCTTCCGGTAGCGCGTCCGCCACCTGATTGCGGACCGCCCACCAGGATAATTCAGCCAGAGATAATTCACGCTCCTGCGTACCGCTTATTGCGTGACCGATGACGTCAATCATCCATGCTGACAGGTTTTGATGAGCAAGTTGCCCGAGTGATTCGGATGTCTGGTCACGCAGCTGGTTGTCGCAGTGCCAGCACAACACCATTGCGCCGGTACCATAACGGTGAATGACGGTTTCGCTGTGATGATAATCGCCGTGTGGCCACTGGCAGGATTTAATATGGCGCAACAGCCAGTCAGACAATGCACCAGCACCACCAGCAGCACGAATCACCCGTGCGTTACTGAAAAACGGCAGCAATGTTTTGTCTTCCACCAGCGGCTGGCGAGCGGCAGGAACGACCCCGGACGGCAGATTACGCATGCTTTTTGGTTCCGGCTCCACCAGTATTCTGCCGTTATGGAATGCTGACATTGATTCACGGCCTGGCTTAACGATAACCAGACCGAGTTCCGGTACCAGAACAGATCGAAGTAATACCCGCACATTACCTCCAGATCCGTTGCTGGAATGTGCGGGACGGACGCGCTGGCCGTTCTGAGTAAGGGAGCCTGACGGAGATTATCCAGTGACGGTAGTCGAGGCTAAGGGCTTTTTTAACCTCGCATCCGCGCCCGCGGTAACACTGAATGAGCCATTCAGCCTGTTCTTCGGTGCAGGGGTCGTGCTGATACCAGTCAGATTTGAATGCATGAGAACGCCGCCCGTGCCTGCTGGCAGGGGCGGCAGAGTTATCCGAATTGTAAAATTTGGTATCGTGCGCCATCTGTTTTCTCTGCTGGCGCAGCAGGTGCCAGTTGTTCAGGCTGACGTATGAAGTATAAATAAACTGGCTCCAGTGTAAAGCCCCACCTTAATGGAATAAAAACCAAACAACAGATTGCTGGGATAAAAATACAACGCTTATTATTAAAAGCGGTTAGATAAATTAAATTTTAATGTTATGCAAATCTGCCAAATTAGCATAATATTTCATTTGAAAACCGCTGAAATAACAATCTTATCGGGATTAATCATATTAAGGTGAGTAAATATGGAAAACAACAAATCTGCACATTACGCTCCTTTTTTATCTGTAATACTTTTTGTATTTTGTTGTGTATGGGCGGTATTTTTATAAAACACACCCACAAATAAATCAAACCCGCTACAGCGGGTTTGATTTATATAGTTGTTATACGGAAACTGGCACACGAGCAGGCAATGGATAGTGAGCCCAGTTATTAGCATTTAAAGCTCTTACGCCATCAGCATAAACTTGTGTGTTTCCATCTAATGATTTTAAAGTTACTACAATAGTTACAGGTAAAGGCTCCATTAAGGCCGGTTCATTCGCTCTCAACGTTGTTTTAGCTTGAAGAGCCCAGTTACCCGAAGTAATTCCTTTATTAAATGCCTTGCGATGAATTTTTACTGGTGACCACTTTCCACCATGCTCAATTTGAGCTCTCTCATATCCAGATTGACCGTTTTCTCCTTCCATAGGTACTTTTCCTTTTATAGTATTATTCTCAATTAAGCCAAAACTTAGCTCTACGTTCGCGCGAACATATTCACTGCCGGCATTAGAGTTCAGTGGTGGTGCATATGCAGCAGTAATTACAATCTCACCTTTAAATTTTCCATTTTGAATAAGTGCCGATGGTATGGGATAGTTTTCCTTTCTCCACCTCACCCCAGGAACCAAGAATGTTTGGAAAATCAGAGTAAACCTATCATCACTATCATATAAGGTCTCAATAACCTCATTAGGAATTCCCGCTCCCAAATAGCGTCTTTCACTTGGCGAGTAATCAGGAGAAGATAATTGAGCGGAATGAATTAATAATGCTTTAATCAATGATGGTGAAACATTAAAGTCTGAATTAGTGGCTATTCTCTGCCATGTATGCGCAGCTAAACTTGCCACAATTGGAGCAGCAAAACTAGTACCAAAATTAGAGCAAAGCCTATTATCTGGCCCTACGACCTTTAAACTGCTTGCTCCTACATTCCAAGGTCTATGAACCCCACCGCCAGCATGGATTATATCTGGCTTTGGAGTAAATACAGGCCCAGGGCCACGACGAGTATATGGTGTCGGTGTTCCAATTTCACTTAAAGCATCATTAGCTTCCATATGAGAAACTGAACCAACTGTTAGTGCTCGGACTGACTCTCCAGGAGAGGAAATTAAATCAGCACCTCCAAGCGGATCAGGATTTGGCCATGTACGTATAGGTTCATCTACATAATTACCTGCAGCAACTACAAACAAAATACCAAATTTATCGCTGAGCCGATCTAACTCCATCGCAAAATCACTAAACATCTGCTCATTACATGGTCCGCCTCCCAAAGACAAATTCCAGACTTTTATATCTGGTCTTTTATTTACAGCATCTGCTAGCCTCAGAATTAAATCTGATATATAAGATCCATTTTCATCTAAAGCACAAACATCATGGATTTTAGATTTTGTATCAGGAATCCATGGATGATTGTCATTTAAAAAATGAGCGCCTGATATCAATGAAGACACCATAGTCCCATGTTCATAACTCGTATCAGGAGGAATTACGTATGTTTCCCTACTCACTACCCAAGGAGTAATTGTTGCCGCGATGGGGCTTACCCCAGTGTCAAATACAGCAACAATGGGTAATTCTTCTGATGGTACGGGAAAGCTATTTGTTTCAATGCCAACAGAATCACTTACACTAACCGGGAATGCTGAATATTTTGGTTCTGGAATTAACGTTCTTATACCCGGGTAATCAATGAGAATGTCTAATATATATCTATCATTTGGGGATAAATCCATTATCCTTAATAAGGGAAGACCACATTTTGGTCTAATCTCATCATATTTAACTCCGTGTTGTTCTAATATAGAAATAACGTTTTCATAGTTGTTGTAAGTTGCATCTTCACCTGTGTACTCAAATAGTCGTACAAGGATGTTTGATGATTCAAACAAACCATCAGTGCCTCCTGGAACCTTCCTATTCTCATCCCAAGGTTCAATGCGCTCAATCGCGCTTAGATTAGCCAAAATCGCTTTAATATTCCGATGTAAAATGACTGACTCTAATACGTCAAAACAGCCGGCATGAGCAGCAACCAACATTTCATCTATTTTGGCATGACCGGCATTTTGCAATCCAGCCTCTTGAGCAATTTTGTTCGGCCTATGCGTTTTGGCTATTCCCTGGTCTCTTAATTTGAAAACCAAAGTACCCAAGCTTCCAGGGTACTCTGAAAGTTTGGATTCTAAATAATGTTTACTGGTTGTTAAATTTCTTACTAGCCCTTGTCTATATTCGGCTGTTACATCAACCAATACCTTTGCCCCACCGCCAGCGTTTACTATTGCACCCAAGTCACTACTGGAAAAAGGGATTCTTAACATTGGGTTTGTAACTTTTGCGTTACTAAACTGTGTACCCCTTCTGCTCATATGCTCCTGACTCCTTCAGAATGTTTGAAATTACTCTTGATGTAAGTTTGTACAAATTAGCAAGAACTCTGATAGAAAATAATTTTTTATCTTTAGAACGTAACCAACGAATTTCATCTTCGTAAGTGCTTAAATTTACACCTTCCATAAGCGATTGCGCAAGATACAAACGCCTATACAATTTATGGTGATTTATCACACTTGCACCTTCAATAACTGCATCCCTACGTGCATCCAAGCTCACCTGTTCAATTATTGCTCCGGATAATCCCTCCGATTTTCTTGATAAATCACTTAAATCTAGATCGCTACATATCATATTCTTTAAACGATTTTTCCAAATTAACTCTCTCTGATGTATGTCAGGCAGAGGCATTGGAATTCTGAAGCTAAATCGCCTCCAGATTGCAGGATCCAGAAGTTGCTCATGGTTAGTTGAGGCAATAATTACCGTATCCTCTGATGCCGCATCCATATTCTGCAATAGTGAAATGACAACTCGCTGAAGCTCACCTATATCTCTCTCATTACCTCTTGCTCCAGCTAAAGCATCAAATTCGTCTAAAAAAAGCACTGATGGCCTCTGCATTACATAATCGAAAACCTGTCTAAGATTTTTGCTGGTTTGTCCCAATAAACTACTAATCAAAGTATCGCAACGCACTGTAAGAAGTGGAAAATCTAAGCGGGTAGCGATGTACTTAGATAACATAGTCTTACCTGTTCCTGGCTTTCCATACACGAGCATACGACTCGGCAATGCTGCATCAGCTTTAACAAACTCATCATAACGTTGAACATTAGTGATAAACTCTTCAACACGGGTACTGATTGCTGCAGGCAGAAAAATCTCTGAACTGTCTAATTTAGGATAACTGACATCAACAGTGTTGAGTCGACTATCAATATCTACCGGTAATGAGCCCAGAGATATCCCACCTCCAGCCCTTTGAGCTCCTGCCAACGCCTGGGGAGCTCTAAGCAACCTTTCTCTTATCATTCTGGCTTGCTTGACCTCCCCTTTTTGTTCGAGCTTATCTGCCAGCAACCCAGCATAATTACTAGCCATCGAAGCATTTGCCTTTGTTGCACCTTCAATGATTTTTAACACTTCTGATAAATAATCCATTCAACACTCCCACAACAAAAAGCCACAGCAATCAAAAAATGAGCACGCAGAATCAAAATACTCTCTAATCGTAACGCATTTTGAGATTTTTGATACGTTTTTTTGGGATTATGTAACGCCAAATGGTCATTTTGTGTCAGAAAAATAAATCTTAGTACCGAGAATATGTAGCTTCCATCCTTCATCGTTCTATTCATCCCTGATCTCCAAGCCTCTCTCGAAAACCATTCTGATAAAACGCCAGCACACGCTGCATAACTTCGCTCTTCCGGCACTCGCGACAGATTATGTTCAGACGCCTGTCGTAGCGGCGTATTTCTCCGTCTGGTAATGACCAGATAAGGTCCGGATCAACCACAGATGGTTTCTTCACCTTTGCCCTGGATAGTTTTTTGCGGGCATTTTGCCAGTCCTTACGAGCCTGTTCAGACGGGAATAACCCGTAACCAGAGTTGTATACATCGCCACTGGCAACCAGCTCTCTGGCGAGAACGCTCATCAGATATCTTGTCGCACCTGTCTTGGCTTCCAGTTGCCGTAACGTCTCGCGCCCACTCCGGCGTACTAGCTCAACAACCTGCCCTTTAATTTTTTCCCGCTCTTCTTGTGTAAATACTTTTGCCATAAGCGCCTCCGGCAATCACTTTTCCGATACAACACGGCGGGAAGAATCAGTAATCTGTCGAACAATATCCCGGTGCTTGTTCAGCTCCCGCAGCGCGGCGCAGACTCGCTCCCACTTCTGGACATGATTTTTCGCCCGACGCAGTTCGCGGTTTGCCATATGCAGTGATGGTAAAACCAGGTCATCCGCTCGCGTTTCAGTAAACGATGGCAGCGACTGCACAATGTCCGCCACAGTTTCTGTTTTAATATCTTCCTGTGTTGCAGCCTCCTGTACTGGTAACGCAACACCTGCGGTATGAGGAAAGGCCTTACCATCAGTTTCCGCTACCGATGCTGCTTTCGGCTCTGCTGGTAAATTATCGCCCGGTATGCAGTAACGAAATTTACCGCCCTGATTTACGCGAATCAGACGACCTTTGCTGATTGCCATTGCCAGCGTTGAAGCCACTTTGCGTGATGTGGTACCAAACAATGTAGCCAGCTCATCAGCCGTTTGTGGTCCTCGTTGTTCAATCGTCGCGGTTAAATCGCACTCTGAGATTTTCGCTACTGTTGCTGTGGTGATTTCTTCCGGCAGTTCTGCCTGCGCTGGCTGTTCCTGCTGAACGTTGTTATCAGCCACACGCCAGGTGTACGCGCTTTTATCAACAAAACCAGCCTTTTTCAGTTCCCATAGTTCGTTCAGCACTTCTTCACGACTGATATCAAGTCGCGCAGCAAGTTCTATGGATGTGGCTTTTCCCATTGCTTTCAGTGCGTCAAAAACAGTCTCCATTAAATTTTTCTCCCGGTAAAAATTACTTCGCAATTCCTGGCTGGACGACATTCGGACGCCAGCTCTCCCAGTTAAAATTCACCCATAGCCCGCCGTTCATGGTCATGCGATCCATAATCCGCTCGCCGAGCAATGTTTTCATGGCCTCATAGTTCAGGTTTGTCAGCATCCCCACGCTGCGCATCGACGCTGTCCGGCGATCAACAATCTGGTGCAGTACCACCTGCTCGTTTTTCGTCTCGCGCTGAATGCCAATTTCATCAAGAACCAGCAGATCCACTTCGCACAGTTCCCGCAAAAATTTTTCGCCTGACTGCCCATCGTCATAGCTGGCGGGGAGGGCACTCATAACATCAGCCACGGTAACCACAATCACTGTCTGACCGTCTTTCAGCAGGCGATTCCCGATAGCTGCTGCTAAGTGGTTCTTCCCGGTACCAGGTTTTCCGCTAAACGCGAAATTTGTGCATCCGGTCATCAGTTCATCAGCGATAGATTTCGCCTGGCTCAACGCGTATCGCTGACCGTCGTTCTGCACCTGGTAATTCGCAAACGAGCATTTACGGTGCAACGGCTGGATGCCTGAGCGATTCAGAATTTTTTCCACCCGCAACTGGCGATTCAGGCGGTTGATCTCCTCGCTACGTTTCTGGCCTTCAGCAAGTTGCCACTCGTGCCACTTCGCTACCGTTCTGAATGGGGCGGTTACATGTGGCGGAGCCAGTCTTCGGATACGTTCAAGAACGCCGCCTGCCGCAATGTTTTTCATGACACGTCACCCCCTGAATCCCGGCGGTATTTCAGTGTCCGGTTCAGAAATGTGATTCACGCAACGCTGCGCAGGCAAACGCCCCAGGCGGATAACCAGTTCATCCCATTTTTCCCGGAGTTTTGCCGGACTCATGATGTTTTTTACCCAGAACGAATCCCGCTGGAGACGCCCAAACATTTCACAAATTTGTCTGTGAGTTCTGCCATCCAGCATCCGCATTGTGCGAACGTCATTGGCCCATGCTGTCCAGTTGGGTTCTTTCGGTCTAGTGATCTCGCCATCATAGCTGGCCGCCTGCTCGTAAAGACTCACGATTCGTCCCCAGATCCACTGTGCGCACACCAAATCTTCCTGACTTCCCCACTGGCGTTTTTTCGCACTGAACACAACCGCGTCAGGGTGTCGGGTTAAAAAATCCTGTTCAGCCGTCTGCGGGTCCGGTTGCGAAGCGTCCGGACAAGAAGATCTTTTATCTGACGGATCAGGTTTTAATACTGACGGATCGGGGTCAATCATCGCCCCCCTAATCGGCAGTTTTTTATCAACGGTTGATCCATCAAAATTTGACGGGTCAACCGTTGAGGGGTCAATATTTGACGGGTCAACTGTTAACGGGTCATTTTTTGCCGGGCTAATTTTTCTTTTCGGTTTATATGACTCACGCGCCGCCGCCGCAGCTGCTTCGAGTTTTTCCACATTAAGCCGATAGATATTGCTTACATTACGCCCACCGACCTTACGCTCTTCCTTCGTCAGCCAGCCCTCTTTCGCCAGTTCTGCAATAGCCGATTTCACTGTGGATTCACTTCTTGCACCGATCTGACGCCGGATAGTTTCAATGGCAGGCCATGACACGCCCTCGTCATTGCTGTAGTCTGCAAGACGGGCCATAACCGCCACCCTGGATAAGATCATGCCGGTGAAGGCGCACCCTTCCCAGACAAGACCATGAAGCTTGCTGCTCATAAAACCCCCGAACACCGTGCTTTTAGTGCATCACCACAGCATTCCCTGCCGGGCCGCCGCGATTCATCTGGTCATACAAAACAACCGCTGACGCAACAAAATCATCGACATCCTTCCCCAGCCGATCCCTCCGTTCGACGATCTCACGGTAATATTCAGAACTGTGGCTGCGCATACGGGCCACCAGCAAAGGCGGCATCGCCTTTTCGATCGCCGGTAACAGAGCCTGCATTTTTTCAACAGCATCAGGGGTGTCTTTATCCAGCCAACGGAAAATTTTCTGGGTATTACGGGCCAGGGCTTCCGGATGGCTGTCGTCGTACAGTTCAGGAAACGTCATACCCAACTCAAAATAAGCCTGGGTTATTCCAGCTGCCGGAACTTTTTCGCCATCAGGACGCGCCCAGGCATTCATCGCCATGCGGATGTGTTCATGCTTGATTTTCATGAATCATTCTTTCCTTCGTTCGAGGTGCTATCCTGCTTCTTGTAAAGTTCTGGGTTGTATTTCAATTCACCGTTAGTAATTTCATCCAGTTCCATTGCGCGAAGTTTGGGAATAACTGCTTTCCACCGCACAACAGCCACATGTGAAATTCCAAGAGCCTCAGCTACTAGTCGCTTTTTTTTGAAATAGCGCAGAACATCATCTTTGAACATAAAACTCTCCTGTTATTTCGAGCAGGAGGGTAACAATAGTTACATAGGAATGTCAACCATAGCAACATCACTTGGTAGTAACATTGGTTACATGAAAAACACTATCAGCGAACGTATTCGGAATCGTCGAAAAGACGTTGGATTAACCCAACAGCAGGTTGCGAAAGCAATCGGCATATCTCGTGTATCCGTAACAAAATGGGAAAATGGCTCTTCAAAACCTGACGGTGAGAATTTGCATCTACTGTCAAAATTGCTTTCCAAATCTCCTGAATGGATTCTTTATGGAAAGGACGGTCACGATAAAACCGATGATCTGCGTCTGAATCAGTATCCTTACATTAGTGACAACATCGCCCGGTTGCCCGTTTTAACGTGGGAACAGGCTGGTTATTGGGATATGAGTTGTCCAGTAACCGAGATTCCTGGCATTAAGAATTGGGTTGATGTCATGACAAAAACCGCTGAAAACTCTTTTTTATTGCATGTTGAGGGAGATGCGATGACAAACTCTAACGGCCTCCCAACCATCCCCGACGGATCTACCGTGCTGATCACACCATGCTCAAGTAACATTAGAGAACTGGTGGGAAAAATAATCTTAATCCAATTGGAAGGAACGCCAAACGTAACACTAAAAAAAGTTGCGATTGACGGACCAAACATCTATCTGTTGTCACTGAATCCGCTTTACAAACCCATCGAACTGAATGGTGGTTACACCATTAAAGGTAAAGTTTCACAAATACATCAATACTTAGACTGAGTCAGAACCCGCATTCATTGCGGGTTTTTCACGCTCTCAAATGTACCTTTTACAACATCGTATTGACTCGAAAGGTAACTCTTGTTACCTTAACGGCATACCAACCCACCCCGCCCCACAGAATGCAGGGCAATACTTCGAGTTACCAGGCAGTGGTCAGGGGTTAAGTAGCCAGCCCGAGGCGTAAGAACATGACGGCAGGGTTCAACTTTAATAACTATGCAGCAGGTTTTTGTTCCGCTACCCCGGCGTTAAGGGGAAATGAGGTCAACATGGATATGCTCAATCTTGGCAACAACGAATCTCTGGTATGCGGCGTGTTTCCCAACCAGGACGGCACGTTTACCGCGATGACATATACCAGAAGCAAAACGTTTAAAACTGAAGCTGGCGCGCGTCGCTGGTTAACCAGAAACACTGACTGATGAGGTTGATGATGGAATTTAAAGATTTACCAGTACCATTCCAGGAAATGGCATCGAATGTGGTTCGCTCTCAACTGGCGACTCTTGACCTGAGTACTGTAGAAAAGGAAACCATCGATACTATATCCGGTAACGTGCGTCGTGCCTTTATAGGTCTGTATGAAGAGAAGCGCCTATTCGGCGGACAGAATTCGCCTGAAAACAAGAATCAAGCAAATGATGAGAAGCTGAAACACATTATCGCCTTACTTTTGGAAGACGCAAAACGTCTACAGCAACTGGAACCAAATGCAGGCACAGAGGCCCGCATTTGGATTGCCATGAAATCACTCAAATGTGAAAGCAGTGATTATTTCAAAACAACAATTAAAACTACTCAACTTTCGGGAGAGCTACTGAAGAAATTGCCATAAGAGCATGGTCTTTCTCTTGTTCTGCAAGATGAGCATTAATACCTGGTATGGTTTTTTCAAATTTATCTATCTGTTGAATAACAACTTCGCGGTATACGTTTGTTTTTGTACCACCAAGCGCAGCCGTTAATGCAGAAAGCATATTTAGTATCATATCAGTGCGATATGAAAGAATCCTGATAGCTTCATCTTGTTTTTCAATAATAGATTGCAGGGCCTCAATTTGCTTTTTATCCATTTCACCCTCCTGAGGGTTGGTAATTAAGGAGTTCTCCACGGGTCAGGTGGAGTGCGTGCGCCGGACACGGGTGAACATCCGGCACTGACAGTTTACTGAAAGGATATGTCCCTGAAAAGTCAGGGCATAAAGCGAAAGCGCACGGCGAAATTGGTCTCTCTGTACGGTGTCGTTAAATTTAGTTCGACCGTGCGCTTCCGGTTGTGGCACTCCGCGAAATGGCGCGGCGGTAAGTATGGCGGGGTTATTCCTTCCTCCGTTGAGGACACCGGGTTGTCAGGTTGACCATACGCTTAAGTGACAACTCCGCTGCAACGCCCTCTGTTATCAATTTTCTGGTGACGTTTGGCGGTATCAGTTTTACTCCGTGACTGCTCTGCCGCCCTTTTTAAAGTGAATTTTGTGATGTGGTGAATGCGGCTGAGCGCACGCGGAACAGTTAAAACCAAAAACAGTGTTATGGGTGGATTCTCTGTATCCGGCGTTAATTGTTAACTGGTTAACGTCACCTGGAGGCACCAGGCACCGCATCACAAAATTCATTGTTGAGGACGCGATAATGGAAACGTTATTACCAAACGTTAATACGTCTGAAGGTTGTTTTGATATTGGTGTTCTGCTCAGTAACCGGGAGTTTACGGAAGATGCCATTAAGATGAGAAAATATGAACCTTATCTTCTCAATGATAATTCCATACTTTCCAGAATTGCCCTTCTTGAACTTGGTATTATCGGAGAACAGCAGTGACTTCAGCATTTGCACTGGTGATGACCGTTTTTCTTATAACGGGTGAGCCACAAAATGTGATTACCGGAATTTATGACAGTAAGTCATCCTGCATTCAGGTAAGGGACGAACAAAAAATCCCCGGTGAATGCCTCCCGTTAAAAAAAGTATCGCTGAACCTGAATAACGAAATACCGGCTGGATAACCCGCCAGCCATATTAACGCCATACCAACGGATTAAAAATGCCAGCAATGGCAGGGATTCGTTCACCCTGAAATCTGTAATGAGGTTAAAACAAAATGAGTAAAGTCTTTATTTGCGCCGCCATTCCGGACGAACAGGCAATAAAGGAAGAAGGTGCCGTCGCTGTAGCCACTGCCATTGAAGCCGGTGATGAACGTCGCGCCCGCGCAAAATTTCACTGGCAATTCCTGGAACATTATCCGGCTGCTCAGGACTGCGCTTATAAATTTCTTGTCTGCGAGGATAAACCCGGTATACCCCGCCCTGCCCTCGATTCCTGGGATGCTGAATATATGCAGGAAAACCGCTGGGATGAGGAATCCGCTTCCTTTATTCCAGTCGAACCAGAATCCGATCCGATGAACGTCAATTTTGACAAGCTGTCCCCTGAAGTACAGAACGCTGTCATGGTTAAGTTCGACACATGTGAAAACATCACCGTTGATATGGTTATTAGCGCACAGGAATTGTTGCAGGAAGACATGGCAACATTCGACGGACATATCGTTGAAGCGTTGATGAAAATGCCAGAAGTTAACGCCATGTATCCGGAGCTTAAGCTGCATGCCATCGGGTGGGTTAAGCATAAATGTAAGCCTGGTGCCAAATGGCCCGAAATTCAGGCAGAGATGCGCATCTGGAAAAAACGTCGCGAAGGTGAACGCAAGGAAACCGGAAAATACACGTCTGTTGTTGATCTCGCCTGCGCCAGAACCAATCAACAGCACAGTGAAAATTCAACAGGAAAAATCAGCCCGGTCATTGCTGCCATTCATCGCGAATACAAGCAGACATGGAAAACACTGGATGACGAACTGGCCTACGCTCTCTGGCCTGGTGATGTGGATGCCGGAAACATTGACGGCAGCATCCATCGCTGGGCAAAAAATGAAGTTATCGACAACGACCGCGAAGACTGGAAGCGTATCTCGGCATCAATGCGCAAACAGCCTGATGCCCTTCGCTACGACCGCCAGACTATTTTTGGCCTTGTCCGTGAACGTCCGATCGACATTCACAAAGACCCTGTGGCACTGAACAAATACATTACTGAATACCTGACTACAAAGGGCGTGTTTGAAGATGAAGGAAGAAATCAGAGCGCAACTGATACTCTCTCGTCGCCAGTACCAGAAACTGATGCAGTGGAAACGGCAATTCCGGACAACGAAAAAACCGAATGCAAAGTGGAAGTCGAACCATCTGTAGAGCGTGAAGGGCCGTTCTACTTCCTCTTCACCGACAAGGATGGCGAAAAATACGGTCGCGCAAACAAACTTTCTGGTCTGGATAAGGCGCTGGCTGCCGGGGCTACTGAAATCACGAAAGAAGAATATTTCGCCCGCAAAAACAGTACATACTCAGGTTCACAACAAAATACTGGTGCATCTGACACGATCGCACAACCAGAGCCGGTAAAAGTTACCGCTGACGAAGTAAACAAAATTATGCAGGCAGCCAATATCAGCCAGCCTGACGCCAATAAGTTGCTTGCTGTATCACGTGGTGAATTTGTTGCAGGGATTAGCGACCCGAATGATCCGAAATGGGTGAAGGGGATTGAAACCCGCGATTCAGTGAATCAGAACCAACAAGAAACGGAACAGAACGGCCAGAAAGCGGAACAAAACAGCCCAAATGCGTTACAAAACGAGCCAGAAACGAAACAACCTGAGCCAGTAGCGCAACAGGAACCGGAAAAAGTCTGCACCGCCTGCGGTCAAAGCGGTGGTGGCAACTGCCCTGATTGTGGCGCGGTAATGGGCGACGCAACATACCAGGAAACATTCGATGAAGAGAATCAGGTTGAAGTTCAGGAAAATGATCCGAAGGAAATGGAAGGCGCTGAACATCCACACAAGGAGAATGCTGGTAGCGCTCAGGATCACGCCAGCGATAGTGAAACTGGCGAGACGGCAGATCCCTTAATTGCGATGAACGGTCATCACGTTATCACATCCACCAGCAGAATGTGGCACCACATGATGATCGACCTTGAAACCATGGGAAAAAATCCCGATGCCCCGCTTATCTCAATAGGTGCAATATTTTTCGATCCGCAAACCGGAGATATGGGGCCGGAATTTAGTAAGACCATCGATATGGATACTGCTGGCGGAGTCATTGATCGTGGCACCATTAAATGGTGGCTTAAGCAATCACGGGAGGCGCAATCTGCCATTCTGACCGATGAAATCCCGTTAGATGATGCACTGCTGCAATTGCGGGAATTTATCGACGAAAACTCCGGCGAATTTTTTGTTCAGGTCTGGGGAAATGGAGCCAACTTCGACAACACGATTTTGCGCCGTTCATACGAACGGCAGGGGATCCCCTGCCCATGGCGTTACTACAACGATCGCGATGTACGCACAATCGTTGAGCTGGGGAAAGCCATAGACTTCGATGCCAGAACGGCTATTCCATTCGAAGGTGAGCGCCATAATGCACTTGATGACGCCCGTTACCAGGCAAAATACGTTTCAGTTATCTGGCAAAAACTGATCCCGAATCAGGCTGATTTTTAATGTTCAACCCCGGTCGTTGCCCACCAGCTATAGTGGCAGCGACCATGATTAGCGAACGACGCTCATGGCAAGACTTATTCTGCTCACTGAGTGGGCAAAAGAGGAATTCAGTGAACCGGTCCCTACTCCGAGTACGTTAAGTAAATACGCTAAAGCCGGAATGATATTTCCTCTCCCCAAAAAAGTTGGGAGACGCTGGCGAGTGGATCCGCAAGCTCGCTTTGTCGGAATGGTAAACAAGCCGGAGGTGATCGCCACAGATCACCCTGCTTTGAAGAGGATACTGGAAGATGGCGCGCCCGCGAAAATATAAAACCGATGTTCCGGGATTATCTCCGTATTTTGACAAAAGAAATAACAAAGTTTACTGGCGTTACAGGCATCCCATAACAGGCAAAAATCACGGTCTCGGCAGTATTGACCAGAAACTGGCAGAAACTATTGCAGCAGAAGCGAACAGCCGTCTTGCCCGGCAGCAAATGGAACAAATGCTCAGTCTGCAGGAGAAAATTATTAGTGATACCGGCGGTTCATCAACCGTTACCATTTTTCTGAATAATTACAGAAAAATTCAACAGGAAAGATATGAAAACGGCGAGATCAAACTCAACACGCTGAAACAGAAAGCGGCCCCTCTCAGGGTATTTGATGAACGTTTTGGCACCAGACCGTTAGATGCCATAACCGTAAAAGATGTGGTATCAGTACTGGAAGAGTACAAGGCCAGAGGACATAACAGAATGGGACAAATTTTCAGGAAAGTACTGATCGATGTTTTCCGGGAAGCTCAGCAAACGGGCGATGTCCCGCCAGGCTTTAACCCTGCAGAATCGGCAAAAAAACCGCAGGTGCGGATATCAAGACAGCGACTGACTTTTGATGAGTGGATGATGATTTATAACGCAGCGGAAAAGGATGGTTACTTTTTACAGCGCGGTATGCTGCTGGCACTGATGACAGGCCAGCGCCTTTCAGATATTTGCAAAATGCAATTTTCGGATATCCGGGATGGTTATCTTCATGTCGAACAGCAAAAAACAGGAACCCGGATTGCCATCCCTCTGGCTCTGCGTTGCGATAAATTAAATCTCACCCTGGATGATGTAGTGTCATCCTGCCGCGATTGCGTTCTTAGTCCGTGGCTATTGCACCACCATCACGCGAAAGGGACAGCTAAGCGCGGCGGGATGGTTAAGCCAGCAACATTAACCGTTGCATTTAAAAAAGCCCGGGATTCTGTGGATTACAACTGGCGTGCTAATGGCACCCCTCCCTCTTTCCATGAGCAGAGATCTTTATCAGAGCGATTGTTCAGAGAGCAGGGGGTTGATACCAAAATTTTGCTAGGCCATTCGAATCAAAAAATGACCGATATTTACAACGACGCACGCGGTAAGGAATGGAAAAAACTGGTCATTTGA